ACCCCTGCTACTTCCCTGCGGCCAATGCATTGGCTGCAGACTCGATCGCTCACGACAGTGGGCGATCCGCTGCGTCCACGAGGCGCAGCTGCACAAAAACAACTCCTTTATAACTCTCACATACAGTCCTGAAAAGTTGCCCATAGGCGGCACGCTCCAATTCAAGGACTTCCAAGACTTCATGAAGAGGCTCAGAAAACGAATGGGAAAAGTTCGCTTTTTCCATTGCGGCGAATACGGAGAGAAACTCTCGAGGCCGCACTATCACGCTTGCCTCTTCGGTCTTGACTTCCCAGACAAAAAACTCTGGAAACGTAACAACGGTTTCCCCATCTACACATCAGAGATCCTCTCGGAGCTCTGGCCCCACGGCTACTCTTCAATCGGCGATGTCACATTTGAATCCGCCGCATACGTAGCTCGCTACGTCACAAAAAAAATTACCGGCAAACTAGCCGAAAATCACTACGAACGTCTCAACGAATACGGTGAGTACGTTCAACTCGCTCCCGAGTATACGACCATGAGCCGTCGTCCTGGCATCGGCCAAAAATGGTTCGCAAAATTTGCTTCCGACGTATTCCCACGCGACGAGGTAATCCTCGGAGGCAAAAAACTAAAGTCACCACGCTACTACGACAAGCTGTTCGATTTATCTTGCCCTTCCGAAATGGAGGACATTAAATTTAAACGAACACAAAAAGCAAAAGCTCACGCTTCTGACAACACTCCCGAACGCCTTGCTGTTCGGAAATCTATTCAGGAACAAAAGCTTCAAAAACTAATAAGGGACTTTGAAAATGATCCTCAAAATTTTCGCGATCTACGACGCAAAAGCTGAAGCATACTCAGCACCAATCTTCTTACACACTACCGGTCTTGCAATCCGGTCCTTCATTGACGCTGCTAGCGATCAATCTACCAATTTCTGCAAATACCCTGCAGACTATACCTTGTTCGAGATCGGGACCTTCGACGATTCCACCGGCATGATCGTCCAGAACAAAGTTCACCAGTCCTTAGGGACCGCTCTCGAACACCAAATTAAAAAACCCGTTCCCATGGGAGGTTTCGCACCTCCCTTCGGAAACGCTCCTGGCCCTCACGACCCCGTTGGCATCAGAAAGGAAGCCTAAATGCATTCAGTTATGAAACACAATTTCAGCCAAGTACCCTCGGCTGAAATACCCCGCTCTTCTTTCGATCGATCCCACGGCTACAAAACTACGTTCGACGCTGGCTATCTCGTCCCCATGTTCATGGACGAAGTACTGCCCGGCGACACATTCAACCTGCGCGCCAATTTCTTCGCGCGCATGGCTACTCCAATTGTCCCAGTCATGGACAACCTATTCTTCGATACATTCTACTTCTTCGTTCCGACCCGCCTGGTCTGGAACAACTGGCAAAAATTCAACGGCGAGCAAACGGATCCAGGTGACTCGACCGACTACACCATTCCACAAATGACCGCACCGGTCACAACCGGCTACCCTGCCGGTTCACTTGCCGATTACTTCGGCATACCCATCAACATTGATACCTTCACGCACAATAGCTTGCCTTTCCGTGCGTACAACCTGATCTGGAACGAATGGTTCCGCGATCAGAACTTACAAGACTCACGCGTCGTCGATAAAGACGACGGCCCCGATACTTATTCGGATTACTCCCTGCTCAAGCGTGGCAAGCGCCACGACTACTTCACATCTGCGCTCCCCTGGGCGCAAAAAGGCACCGCAGTCGAGGTACCCCTCGGCTCAAGTGCCCCTGTCATCACAGACAGCACCGCTATTAAAATCTGGTCTACATCCATCGGCACGGAAGGGACCCTCGGGTACAACACCGTGCCTGGCCGCTTAAACCCACTCGCCGGAACTTTCTCCGACGGTGGCACCGTAAAATTCGGCACGAACACAGGTCTCGTTGCCGATCTCACTACCGCGGCCTCTGCTACCATCAACGCTTTACGACAAGCGTTTCAAATACAAAAACTCTACGAACGCGACGCTCGTGGCGGTACCCGTTATACGGAAATCATCCGCGCCCACTTCGGCGTGGTATCACCCGACGCTCGCCTTCAACGCCCGGAATATCTGGGCGGAAACTCCACACCCGTTACGATCAATCCGATCGCCCAAACTAGCTCTACAGACGCGACAACCCCCCAAGGTAACTTGGCAGGTTTCGCTGTCATTAACGCTAAACAATCAGGATTTACTAAATCCTTCACCGAGCACGGATACGTGATCGGACTCTGCAACGTACGTGCAGACTTAAACTACCAGCGTTCGCTAAACCGCCTCTGGTCCCGAAGCACCCGCTTCGACTTCTATTGGCCCGCTCTATCTCACATCGGCGAGCAAGCCGTTCTTAACAAAGAAATCTTCCTCCAGGGCGACAGCGCCGGAGCAAACGAAGACAACGCTGTCTTCGGATACCAAGAACGCTACGCCGAATACCGTTACAAGCCATCGCTCATCACGGGCCAATTCAATTCCAATTATTCAACGCCACTTGACATGTGGCACCTCGCGCAGGACTTCACTGCGCTACCCGTCCTGGGCGACACGTTTATTCAGGACTCTCCACCCGTCGCCCGCATATCTGCGGTACCCTCGTACCCGGATTTCTTGCTCGATGCTTACTTTAAATATACCTGCGCCCGACCAATGCCGACGTACAGCGTCCCTGGTCTGATCGACCATTTCTAATGGCCTGGGCAGCAGCAATCGGAGCAGCAGCTGGTGATATGTGGAACGCGTATCACCAGCAAAACAACAACAAAGAAAATGACCGGCAAGCCACTCGAGCAATGGACTTCTCCGAAAGGATGAGCTCCACCGCTTATCAGCGCGCTGTAGCCGACATGAAAGCAGCCGGTCTTAATCCAATGCTAGCGGGCCTCAATCAGTCGCCCGCATCTGCCCCACAGGGGCAACAAGCGCACTTCGAAGCCCCCCGCTTCGGTGACGCTCTAAAATCTGGATCCCAATCCGCCATGCAAGCCATGGCTCTCGATAAAGAACTCGATAACAAAGACTCAGACACCGCTCTTAAAAAAGCTTCGGTCATTACCGAAGCCACTAAACAAGAGCAAAATGTCGCTTCCGCTCGAGCCGCAAACGCAGCAGCTGTTGCTGATGCAGAAAACGCAAAACGTACTGCCGTCGAAGTCGAAGGCATGCGTTCCGAGCTCCCGGCTCGTAAACAAGAAGCGATTAGGTCTAAAGCCCGTTCCGAGTTCGATACCAAAGCTCAAACATTCGATTCCGTCATGCAACGCGTGGACGCTGCCGTAGGCACCGTTTCCAGCGCTGTCGACGCAATCAACCCTTTCCGCCTAATGCGCGGCAAAGCAAAAGACGAAAAACTAAAATCAGAACACAAACAAATGAAGGACTTTCTGAACAGAAAGCCGAATGGGAGACAAAAATGACTAAATTAGTCAACCACCAAAAATTTCGCGCGAACTACCAACCTTCTCATAAGACTCCGGCCCCGCATGTCGCGGATGGCCGCACAAAGCAGTCCGACAAAGAGGCTGCTGACATTAACAACATCCTCGCGAAATACACTCAAACCGGGGTTCTCCCCGGTTCAACAAAGGTACCCATGTATGGCGATTTCACGTCATCCGGTGACTACCAAGAATCGCTTAATAGGGTTCTGGAAGCCAATGAGCTATTCGCCGCTTTGCCGGCGAAGGCTCGCTCCCGCTTCCACAACGACCCCCAGCAAATGCTGGCCTTCATGGAAGACCCCGAAAACGCCGCTGAGGCCGTTAAACTCGGCCTCGCCACCCTACCGCCATCTGATGAGGAAACTCCGATTGTGGCGAAACCTGGGAAGCCTGAGAAGGCTCCCAACAAGACCCCTAAGGACGAAGCGGAGTAATCTCCGCTTGGGCCTTTGGGGTCCCGCCAAGCCCGCCAGGGCGCGGCAGAGCACAGTTACCCACTTGATGTAACTGTGCTGACTGACACCAGGGTCGATCCCTGGGGTCAGTCTCAAACAACGCGGTTAAACAAAAATACACATAATAGACGAAAACAATCAGGAAACCATATTCATGAAAAAACCAAAAAAAATTCCGATGAAAAAGTCTAAAAAAATATTCAGAAAAACCGCGTCCAAAACCCATAAAAAAAATATCCCGACCCGCCCTATGCGGGGCGGCATCCGTCTCTAAAAGAGACACAACCAAAAAAAGAAAGGAGTGATAGCAATGCCCTGCTACCACCCCCTGAAAGCGTATCGTAATGATACCGCACTCACACGTCCTACCATACACTTTAATGCCTTTCACGGCGTTAAAGATTCACCCCTGCTACTTCCCTGCGGCCAATGCATTGGCTGCAGACTCGATCGCTCACGACAGTGGGCGATCCGCTGCGTCCACGAGGCGCAGCTGCACAAAAACAACTCCTTTGTAACTCTCACATACAGTCCTGAAAAGTTGCCCATAGGCGGCACGCTCCAATTCAAGGACTTCCAAGACTTCATGAAGAGGCTCAGAAAACGAATGGGAAAAGTTCGCTTTTTCCAT